TTTTGCATCATTCAAGAATTACGAAGTAAAAGAGAAAATTATTGAGAATAAGTACATTCAATCTTCCAATAGTAAAGTATTTTGTATTGAGAATACTGATAAGGAAATATTGTCAAGCATCATGCCTTTCTTTATGAATATGTATAAGCAGCATATTTATTACCTAAATAATGAAGAGAATAGGCTTCTTTCCGAACTTAAAGATTCAATGCTGCCATTACTTATGAATGGAGAATTGGCTTTTAAAGATTAACGTATAACTAACAGTGATATGAAACAGACAGTAGAAGAAGCAGCCCGCACTCATTGGAGTGAAAGTACATATAATAAAGATGCAGAGCTTGCCTATGATGAAAGAGACTGTATAGCTATCAAGGCATTGGCAAAAGCGATTGTATTACGGGCTTTTAAGAAAGGTGCAGACTGGCAGGCAAGGCAATCTCCGTGGATAAGCGTTGAGGAACAGTTGCCAAAAGAGGGGCAAAAAGTTTTTGTTTTGGTGATGTGTTATGGCACACCATGTATTCGAGAAGAAAAGTTTTGTAGAAATAGCAATTTAGACAAAAAGGGAATGTGGATTCACGGAAACAGTATCGTGCTGGCATGGTTTCCCATCCCCTCTTTCGAGGGGATACTCGAAGCCAACAAGGATGTACTGGAACGGATTAAGGAGAAAGGAGACTGAATTATGGATAAACAAACCAACAATATTTGCTGTGAAAAATGCAAGCATTATCTCCATGTGGTAGATAGAGAGAACCGTTCTCGCGGATATGTATGTGCTTTATGGCTGGACGGGATAGCTGGTAGTTTGGACTGGTTCTATCCGGATGTGAAATGTTTCGAGAAAAATACAAGAGATGGAAAGATACAGAATCATACAAAGAGAAGGCTATAACGGTTGTATCCCCATAATAATATATTGGGTACAAGCCAGAAAAGACAAACGTATTTCATCCGAATGGGTGAATGTAAAGGGCTTTGATACTTATAAGAGAGCCAAAGAGTTGTTGGATATTTTAAACGAATAGTTATGAAATCAAAACAAGTATTATCAGTCGAACAGATGAAACATTTGCAGGAGCTTGGGCTGGATACAAGCGATGCGAGTATGGTATTAATTGCTACGGACGACGATGGAATTACATTGTTATGGGAAGATGCTGAAAAAGCAATTAAGCACCATTGGTACAATGTATGTTTTAATCTATATTACGCTGAAACAGGTAGTTACGACCATTCGTATAGGAATAGTTGTGGAGTGTTTACCTTGCAGGACATTCTCGACAAGCTGCCTTGCTTTATTGGCACACATGTACTAACCTTACAGAAACTTGCAAATAGCGGAACATGTTTATATATGGAGCCTTATTCGCGTTCTATATTAAACCTGACAGAGAGTAAGGAACTTATTAATTCAGCCTATGAGATGCTGTGCTGGTGTATTGAAAACGGATATGTTGAAAAGGAGGGTAAATAATGAAAGCGAGAATAAAAGAGACTGGAGAAATTATCAATATTTCTGATTACGCACGTGTCACACTTGATAAGTGTGATAGTTACGGGAGTCCTATTGAATTAAGTTTTGATGAGGTTGAAATACTTCAAGAAAGGTCTGATAATATTGATTGGGAACAACGTAGATATGAATTGGCAAAATCCGCTATGCAAGGGTATTGTATTGCTTTAGGAATAAACGATGACAGTGAAACTTATGATGATATTGCAATAGGCTCTTTGAGGGTGGCTGATGCACTAATAAAGAAATTGAAAGGGAAATAACCATGGATATAGAAGAAGCAAAAAACAAGAAAGCGAAAGCCGAAATGGAGATAGCTCATATTCTGGAAAAACTTGAAGCTGAAACGGGTTTAAAAGTCAGCAACATGTTTTATATATGCAGAGAAAAGGATAAATCTGCGTTAGCTGTCCCCCTCCCCATAGAGCATATAAGAACCAATATAACCTTAACGTTATAACTATGGTAATAAAGAACGGAATAATAATAGACGGAGTGCTGCATGAAGCGGTGCAAGATAATATTCATTGTGCCTCATGCTCTCTGTACGAGAAATGCGCAGAGGTGGACTACACAGTATGTATAACCGATTTGTTTAGCTGTGGCGGTTTTATCAATCGTGGCAAAGTGACAGATATTAAGATAGATAAGGAGGAGTGAACTATGACCGAAGAACTCGTAACATTAGAGACTGCGAAGCTGCTGAAAGAGAAAGGTTTCGTTTGGAAGTGTGAACACCTAATAGACCGCAATAAGGTTATTACAAAATATGACCTTCCGCAAAGTATGTCGTGTTGTACGGAAATAGATGACGAACCAGTTGAATTTTTGTGTCCAACATTGTATATCGCCCAAAAGTGGCTGCGTGAAAACAAAAAACTTCATATCGAAATATCCTATATGTATGGAGACTATTGGACATATGATATACTGACAATTCCGGAACATGATTTAGTAGGATTGTCGGATAGACCTATTATCCATTATAAATCCTACGAGGAAGCACTGGAAGCCGGAATACAAGAAACTTTAAAACTTATATAACTATTATGAGCAAAGGAATTTACACAAAAGAAAATGTAGGTAATGGTGTATTCATCTTTACCGTCAATAAGAATTTTGTAGAACCTAAATTTTGGGGACTGCATGAAGAAAACGAACAGGCGCAATGTGTAGTTATTATCCATGATGGCAATGCTTTATTCTTCTATCCGGAAGATATGGATAATGAAACCCATATTCTTCTTGATTGGGAGAAAGAGCAAACAGGGAAGATATATCCAACCACAGAAGAAGGTATGAAGGATACCGATGGAATAGGCAATACCAAAGCATTAGCTGCATCCGGAAGCGAAATTACTGAGAAAGTCATAGCATTGGACTTATGTGGATTAAGTTGGCACATTCCGACACTACAAGAGAGTGTCTTAGGGTACGAACATAAGGTTATGCTGAATGCAGCCTTAGCTATCTGCGGAAAACAACCAGTGAAAGATGACTGGTATTGGTGCTCTACGAGAAAAGAAAACAAACGCAATTTTGTTCTCGATTGGTACTATGGTGTTAGGGACTACTTCAATCTGGCCAGTAACTATTGGGTTCGCCCCGTGTCCGCTGCCTCTCTTAATTCACTTTAACCTTATAAATGATTACAACTATGGCAAAAGTATTTATAACAAAGTATGCCTTAACAAAAGGTATTAAAGAGATAGAAGCAGATATTATTAGAAGTAGATTTGAAGATGGAGAATATGTAAGGGATGGTTTATGTTCTTACTTCTGTATAGGGGAAAACGCATTCACCGATAAATCCGAAGCGTTGAAAAAGGCGGAAGAAATGAAGATTAGGAAAATCGCTTCTCTTCGTAAGCAGATTGAGAAACTTGAGAAATTATCTTTTAAAGTAGAGGAGAAACAGTAATGAAGAAGATAATGTTCAATGAGATTTGGAAATCAATCACCCTAAATGAGTGCAAATTTGGATGTATCAAATTATGGGAATGTTCGTTTTTCTAAAAATCATAAGAAAAAATCGTTTCATCTTAATAAATATGGTTATCCGACAATTCGTATTCAAAAAGACAGAAAGATATACACATATCGAATACACAGATTAGTCGCCCAATTATTTATTGAAAATCCCTATCCAGAAAAGTTCGATTGCATCAATCACAAAGACGAAAACAGACAAAATAATTTTGTTGAAAATCTTGAATGGTGCGATAGGAATTACAATAACAACTATGGCAGTCACAACGAAAAAATAGCAAAAAGCAAGAGTAAGCCAATCATTCAATATGATTTGAACGGAAATATTGTTAGAGAATGGGAGTCTGCATCTGTTGCTGCAAGAACATTAGGGTGTGCTCAATCAGGAATAAATTGGTGTTGTTTAAGAAAACCAAAACACAACACATGTATAGGTTTTATTTGGAGATTTGCGGACGATAAAGATACTAGATATAAAAATGGAAAATCTATAATCAAATATGATTGTAATGGAAATTTTATTGAGGAATATATAAACATTACCTCTGCCGCTAAAGAGAATAAGATATGTATAACTTCAATAACCAACTGCGCTAAAGGTCGGTCAAAGACCGCAGGAGGTTTTAAATGGGAATATAAACATGTATAATAAAATGAAGAAGATATTTTTTTCAGATAAATACAGTCTAACCCAGGCTGTATTGGATGGTCGGAAGACTATGACGAGAAGGGTCTGCAAGTATGACAGACCAAATGAAACTTATGATATTGTATTCCCCGTTTTTGAGCCAAATGATTACGATAATGACGGGAACATAGTATCTCCATTAAATTATGCTTTTGGTTGGAAAAACGACAAAGGAGACTTTACGGGATGGAACATTCCTAAATACAAAGTAGGTGAAGTCGTTGCCGTTGCACAGAGATACAAAGATGTAGTAGAAAAACGGGATGAAGCCCAAGAAACATTACTTCTATATAAAATAGGTGAAAAATATCTTACAATGGAAGAAATGGGAGCGGGATGGAACAACAAGTTATTTGTCCGCGCTGACCTCATGCCCCATCATATCCGCATTACCGACATCAAGATAGAACGGTTACAGGACATTAGCGATGAAGATTGCCTGAAAGAAGGAATTTTTAAATGGGATGCTGGACAAAAGGATATTCCTTTTTATTCATTCCATTACGCAGATATACCCGACTACAATGATCCTCGTGACGCATTCGCAGAACTGATAGATAAAGTCTCCGGCAAAGGTACATGGGAATCCAATCCCTATGTATTCGTTTATGAATTTGAACTGATTGATTAAAAACGAGAAAAGATATTGATTATGAAACGTGAAATAAAATTCAGAGGAAAAAGCACTGATACGGGGAAATGGATATATGGATTTCTCTCTTTTTTCTATACTGCCGGAAGGGACGAAAACGGACTTATCCTCACAGACAAGGCAAAGATATATTCTCCGGAAAACTGCCGGTGCGATGACGTATGGGCTGAAACTGTTGGGCAGTTCACCGGCTTATGTGATAAGAACGGTAAAGAAATATACGAAGGTGATATCGTTGAATGCAACGGAGATATATGCAAGGTTATGTACAGTAATCATTATGCCGGATTTGCGCTTGATAAAAAAGGTTGGCTACATCTCCACTTCTTTGGAGAAGCATTTAGTAATGAAGATTGTCTTGTTATTGGCAACATACACGATAACATTGAGTTATTGAAAGAAAACAACCATGAGTAAACTATACAAAGCAACCCTCTTCGGTAAATCATTCATTATAGGATGGTTCAGTTATGCAGATAAATGGTATCATAAATTTAGTATAATAAAATAATGGATATAACAGAATTAAAAATCGGTGACCGGGTGAGAATAAAACTCCCGTCACCACAAGGAGAGAGACTTTCCATACCCATGCAGGTAATAGGGCTGCTTTCTAGTTTCAACAATCCAAGCCCTAAAGATACGGTATATCTTGACTTTGAAGGAAATGAGGGAGATATATGGGAAGAAGAAGTACAAAATTTAGTGTTTTCAGACAATGAAGAGAAGTCATGAGAAAAGCAGACAGAATAATCAGAGACAGACATTCCCGCATCCCGGACAAATACAAGAAGATTGACACTACGGTCAACGGGGATGTAGAGAGCCTTGCCGAACAACACAAGGAAGTGGAAAGAAGGCCGTTCCCTCTACGCCTTAACAAGACCACTGTTATTTACGTCACAAAAGACAAACAAAATGAAGCATATACAGCGAAAGTACGTAAACGGATGGGGATAACAGAACCGAAGAAACCTTTCGTTGACCCACTTTCGGAAGAAAACATTACCAAGTTGTACAAGGAAGAAAAGATACCACCCCGCAGAATGGCAGAGATGCTGAATGCAAGTGTAAGGACGATATATCTAAGATTGGCTAAGTATGGACTTACAAAAGTTAAATGCAGATAGTAAACTTACAGGCATACAGATATAACCCTCACCAAAACGGCAAGCGGTATAACCCAATGGAGAATCCGTTCAAAGCGTTCTAAACGTTCCATTGGATAACCCGGAAAAGGCGGCAATAGTCCATGTAAAGGACATTGTCCGCCAATTCAAGCAGTTCATCTATGTAATCCCTTTTTCGCATCACGTTCAAGTTTTCTACGTTGTTGGCGGTTTATACCATTTGCTACGGCAAGACTGTTCAGCGTATCTTTCTGTTCGGGAGAAAGCATGTTATATACTTCTTCCCGTGATTTGCCTGATAAAATGGCTTGTACTATTTTCCACATAAGCTACGTCTGCAATGTTCACACAAAAATTTCTTCGCTACCGGGAACATCTTCTGTCCCACATATCCGCTAAGGTACTGCGCTTCTTCTCCATACGGGTCGATGCCGAACGCCCGTGAGATATGCCGGCATAGATGCCCCTTTTCATGGTCGAAAGAGTTCTGAAACTCTGCCGGGGAAGAAGTAAGGGCTATAACCATTACGGTTTGCCTATTTCGGATATTAGAGTAAGTGATACCCGTATTCAGATTGCAGGAGCGCATGTTCTTATAGGCATTCGTCAAATCCAGCCCCCTGCATCCTACCCGCTGAAGGTCGGCGATGATACGGTCGGTATAATAGCAGTCCACCGCATAATATACACGCACTTCCCAATCATAATCCGGTATGTAAAATTCCTGTATTATCATAGGCTACATCATCTGTTCCCACATGATAGGATTGCCGGAGCCTATGCAGTCGGCATAGAACCGAGTGAAAGGCATTCCATTGTAAGCGTCCACATCATCTATGTAATCCTTAATGAACAATGCGAGATGGGCTTCGTCAGTGATAGAACTTTTGTAGTAATCCGACTTCGCCATGTTTGCCACGTAAACGCTGTCGTACCCTGCATCCTTCTCCAGGTTTACACTGTACTTTTTCAGAAGCTCCTCTACCTGCTCTTTGCTGATTGGCTCCAGCTTTTCTTCTTTACCCGTAGATTTATTTTCCATCTTCATGCGGGAAACAGCCCATAGGCACATCTTCTTGCTGAAATGCCATCCGTACTGGCTGAGATAGTCAGCCATTGCAGGCGGTATTCTGTCGTATGTATCTAATCTTTGTTTCATATTTTCCTGATTTTAAGTGATTGGCAAAAGAGGGGAATAATCCCCTCTCCATTACATGAACTCTCCGTTGGCGCGTCTGCGTCTGCGTTCGCCCATATCATCACCGTAAGGCTGTGAATCGCGGCGTTCGTTGTAAACCGGATATTCCGGGAAGTAACCCGGCATACGGCGTTCGCCCATATCTGAGCCGCCGCTATAGCTTCCACCGCGTGAACCACCGCTGTTACGATAGCCCATTTCACCGCCCTGCATCTCACGCATGGCTCTCTCGTAACCATGACGGCAACCCTCTCTATAGGCTTCTTCCATAGGATTACCGCCTCTCATACCGAAGTCACGGTCATATTCTCCGCGTCCTTCTTCCAATATTTCCCACATTCCCATATTATTTCTTTGTTTTAGATGTTTCAGCAACTCCGAGCTGTTCCATAAGCCGTTTGTTCAATTCCATAAGGTCGGACATGTTCTTGCTCATTTCTGCCATTTGCCCTTTCAGAGAGGATATTTCCTGTTCCTGACGTTGTTTCTCTGCAAATTCGGGGTTCAAGAGCGTCAGCATCTTATCACATCCCGCAATGACGGAATTGTGGAAGTCCATGCTGTTGATAATGTCTATGCTTTTCTGTTTCATAGAAGCGACCTCGTTGTTCATCGCATCACGAGAACATGACACTACGATATTACCGTTCTGTCCAAAGTCGGCTATATCCATGCCGGCAGGTAGATTTTGGAAAGTAGTGTTCTGCCCGTTGATACAGACAACGACATCCACAACCATTTCCATTTGGGGTAACTGTCCCATAGGGGGTGCCATAGGATATTTTGGCTTGGGAGCGGAAACGCTGACTACCGGACCGTATTCGATAAACGGGTTAGCATCCTTATGAAGTATATACAACTGGTTATTGGTACGAAGTGATTGAAACATATTGGTTTGATTTTAAAGGGGTGTGGCTATTTCCATTTTGGGAACAACCACAAAGCCCCATGTTAACTACTTGCTCTTTTGAGCGGTTGCTTCTGCTGTCGGAGTCGGTGTCGATGCGGTTGTCGGACGATACCCACCGTTGACAAGGAACAGCTCATTGGTGTACTTGTTATAGTGGATTTCGTAGATGCCCGTTCCGGCAAGGTTGCCGACAGTCACCGGCTCATTGTTGTAAGCCAGCAACGGTCTTGTATCCCCGTTAGTCCCTATCAGTATCGGGAGTGTAGCAGTCGTGCCGGCAGGTATCGCCTGGCGGAGACTGACATAGAAACCGCCTACATAGCTTCTGTTACGGAACGCATGGTTAGGAAGTTCCAAAGTCACGTTCTCCGTGCCGACTGTTACGGCTACCGTAGGAAGGGTATTGAAATTAGCCCTTCCAATAGTAGGGAACAAGAAAGGAAATCCTGTAAAAAAGTTAGGCCACATAATTACCCCCTTTCTTACCGGAATTAACCCCAGTAGTTGTTACAACCACAACCGCCACGTCCATACATTGCATCACCGGCGTAAGCACCGAAAGCCGCAGCACGGAAACAATCTGTGTTGATGGCTTGAATATTAGGGTAAACAACCGGAACAGTGTTAGGCATCTTGCATTTTATTCCATCGACATCGGACTGCAATGCCTGCAAGCCTGCTGCCAAAGGAGCAATCTGTTGTCCTACTGAACTCAGGATAGTAGCATTCTGGTTACGTTGGGAGATTTCAGCAGTCAAAGTGGCTTTTTCTGCTGTAAGAGCCGCAATCTTGTCCTGCAATGCCTGGTTCTGCATGGCGTCCAGCTTCGCAAGGATAGCATTGGTATTGGCGGTCGCACCGTCACGCAATGAAAGTGCATTCTGATTGGCTGTGTTGACAAGCGCGTTGGTCTGATTGCACATCGCAAGCTGGTTCTCATAGCCCATTGTGGTAATGGCGTTCTGAGTCTTGCAGCAACAATCTGCAATCTGAGTAAGAACAGCCTGATTTCCGGACTGGAATGCGTTGATGATTTGCTGGCTTGACATGCCCACCTGATTGCCAACATTGGCGATAAGTCCCTGGATGTTGCACAGGGCGCTCTGTAACTGTTGGGTAGAGCAGTTCAAAGAAGAAGCAAGCTGATTGATGGCGTTACCGTTACCCTGAATGGCTGACATCAGGTATTCACGACCGACATCACCGTTAAGCTCGGCAGGCAGACCGCCACCATTGCCAAAGCGGTTGCCAAAGCCGTTGCCGCCCCAACAGAACCACAAAAGGATAATCCAGATGAACCACCACGAGCCGCCCCATTGGTCTTGGCTGCCACGTCCCTGGTTCAGTAAAGCGAGAAGTCCGGGGTCTACACCCTTGCTTCCCATCAAGTTGGGCAACATAGCCATGATGTCGAATTTGCTTCCGCCACCATTTCCGTTGTTCCCGTCTTGATTGAAGACATACGTTCTTTCCATAGAGATTTATATTTTGTATTACGGTCAAAATCAACCGCATCACAAAAGTATAAATACCGATACTGCCATGAAATCAGTTGTTTCCCAACGCTTTCCTAATGTTTTCCCAATATATTCTCAACATTTTCCCGCCTTCCATACGTTCTTGAAAATTGGAAATCATGTAGTTTATCGCGCGTTTGGTTTTGTGGATTTTAGGAGCTATCTGCGAAGGATACATTCCCCTTTCGACAAGCAACTGTACAAGCAAATAGCGGGCGTCTACGGTTTCCGTATCCTTATCCGAAGATAGTATTCGGCTGGCGGGTATTTCGGTCTCCTGCGCCACGAGATTGATTGTTTCGGCAAAGATTTCTGACTTACACATAGTTTTTCTGAATTTTATATTTATCTTTGCCCTGCCACATAAAACATGAGATTAAATGAACAAAGCATAAGATAATGCGTTGAAGATATTAAAGCCTCCAACGTGCATTGTCTTATGCTTATCATGTTTTTATGTGGCAATATTAACGTGAAACGTTGGGGGCTTTCTTTATACTCTAAGCCCCCGAAAGAGTGTCAGCTACAAGCCAACTTCTACATCGTTAATTTCTTTCTTACCATACAAATAGATTATAACTTATTCCTGCGCCTACGTACATGCCGCCTGGATACCCATACCCAGCCTGCAACCCTAATCCCCAACGCTTCTTCTTCGGTTTGATGGGAACCGGATGATAGATGTCATTCGTTACCACTTGATAAACGGTCTTTGGGAACACCTTTATGATATCCAGTCGCGGGTCTACATATCCGCTCACCACCGCACGATACAAGCTATCTTCATACACAACCCGTTTGCGATGAAGCAAGGTATCGCCTATACGTATAGTATCATTCGGTAATATCTGCCAAAACACAGCTATCGGTTTAGAGATAAGAACCGTATCAAGTTTGACAACCGTCTGTATCTTTGTTTCGGTACGGATTTCTGCCGGCAAAGGCTCGTGCGGGCGGAACCACGCCGCCACACAAGCGATTGCCAGCAATACAACTAATAGCCAGGGTAGATTTTTCATGACCTCAACAAATAATGATTTACAACCACACCTGCACATATTGCGACAGCTCCACACAGCAAGTCTGTTTTGTTCCACTTGCCGTTATAGTAGTGGCAACGGTCGCTGTTCTCCTTGATAAAGAGCATCAACAGTGCAGTGCTGCCACCGAATACTATAGCGGTGGATAGATAGACCACCGCACCTAAGATGTTATTTTTCATATTTTTTATTACAGTTTATAATGCCCAATTATAGCCAGTCAATTCCATTAAACATATGCTCTACATTATTGACAATGACTTTATCGCCATACTCCCATTTTCCTACTTTCGGAATATCTTTTAGTTTAACAACAACATTTAAACCGTCATTTTTGTAATAGACATTTTCATCTTCAATAACATTAAACAGCATTTCGTCATTATCATCCTCCCATTCTGTATAATTGCCGACAATCGTGTCGCCATCATCAAGTAAAATTGTCTGTAATGAAACGATATTGTCTACATAGCATTTTTTCTTATCTGCATCATTGTAAATTCTGTGTATATAAATTCCTAAATTTGTGGGAACAGCAGCATAGATTACAAGTCTAAGTATGTTATCTAAATCTTCTTCAGTTCTGTCACACTGATAAGAAGAATTTTTAATTCGATTAAAAGCTATTAATCTTTGCCTGTCCAATACTGGAGTTACTTCATAGACGTATTTGCCAATTTTTAAATTATTATTCAAATCTGCACCCTCAAATTTTCTTGGAACAGACGATACCCCCTCTCCATATAGATAGATAGGATTCCGATCCGTAAATATCCAGCTATTCTGTAATTTGGCATTTACCAATTTAGAACTTTCAATCGGAATTGACAGCACTGCGTCTGCTATCCTTGCATGTATGTTTTGCCATGATGCCCCTAATATGGCCCTATGGCTGTTATTGACATACACACTCAGACCTATATGATTGAAATCTATAATATTGTTATGATAATACACTTTACCTTTATTTGTAGGATTTCCATTAAAGCTTGTTCTTACTAATGCTAAAGAGCTGAGGTTGTTAAAGCCAGAATCTTTATATATAACTGACTTTTCAGGAGATTCAGGCACATGAAAAAAACAATTATCCAAAACCACATTGCTTTCCGATAAAAAAATAGGGTAATGTTCTGTGTCTTCATTATGTACATTTACAAGTTTGGCATTAGAATATTTGAAAACAAAGCCACACTGGATGCAATTTCTTACCAATATTGAAGGTTGAAGATTAAAATAGACCTGACTGTTGTATAAGAAATTTATATCTGCACAATCACCTGATTCTTTAAATATTATATTACAATCCCTGTTTGGCGCATAGTCCGGATTTTTTAGCCTGGCTCTGTCGTCTATTGTCAGATAATGCAACTTAACGCTGTCCGCATAATTGGGAAATTCTATTGCTTTGTTAAAATAACTTATATTCACATTGATTACATGCAGATTGGCTGAAGATTTGATGCAATGTGCATTTTCATAATATGTCAACCTTTCATCATCTACCCAATCTTTATGTTTGTAACTAATAGCCAAATCTTTTATTACCATAAAACTATACCAGCTTTGTATGTCTTTATCATCATCGTCTATGTTACAATAAATACAAAAGCCACTATCAATATTTGAAATAATCTTACTTTTTTCTGTCCCTATACCAATAAGGTGGTTATATATATTCAGCAATATCGGAACTCTTAACTCATATATTTTATTAGATAGCAGAACTGTAGGACAAATATTCAAAGCCTGCTGTATGGCAGCGGACCAATCCCCATCTTTAGGAGAATGAAACCACTCCGGACGAGCATGAGTATTTTCTATTTTTCCTTCTAAAAAGCCATTACTTATACTTCCACCTTGAAAATAGAACATACAACCTTCCGGCAAAGTTATGGTGGCACCATCCAAATCAAAATCATACTGGATCATATAAATTGTATGAGGCTGATTAACCATTTCCTGCGTAAGTATATTTTTACCGTCTATAATATTCCTGCGCAGAATTTTATATCCCATTCCTATATGCGTTTCAAGATTATAAGCACGGTCGGCAAATTTTAAAACACTTAAACTTTCCCCTTTGTCTACAGACACAAGGTCTTCGTCGTCCGCAAGATTGTTTATCGTACCGCCACCACTTCCGTTAATGAACTGCTTGGTCGATTCAGACAGCATATCAGGGGTAATACGCTGGGAACTGAAATTTGAAATAGCATCGCTTTCAACTTCCTTTATTTTACTGATTGCTTCATCTCTAATGTCAGTCAATTTATCTTCATTTGATTTCCAGTTCTCGATATTTTCAAATACTCCACCTGCAAATTCCCACGTCTCCACAAGTCCGCTATTGTTCAAGAATGACACCTTTAGCCCAACCATTCTTATATCTTCCGGAACTTGAACAATAGCACCTTCTAATGTATATTTATTGCCACTATCAATTCCAGATGAAGGATGATGAATGGAAACATTATACTCGGTTATATAGCTCATATATCCACCTTTTCCGGAACTAATGAAACTCTTTAGGACGTTAGGGGGTGATAGAACCATTTTCTCTGTCTTCTTGAAATGGAAACTGCTCATTACCCGTCAAAACGTCTCTTTTGGGGAGTTGTCCAATTTGTTGTCCTTTTTCTGTTTTCTCTTCCATACTACTTTCCATTTAAAATCCAAACAAAGTTGGATAATTCATTATTAATTAACTTTAGTTTTATATCTTTGTATCAGGATGTTAAGAGGAAGTAGGCTC